TACAGCACGGCGACGGGTTGGGCTGATCAACAGGCGCAAGCAACGGATGTGCCGGTCGTGATTAATAACCATCAGGGTATCCCGATCACCTTCAACGAGAACATGCTCGCATCGACCATGCGGCGGCTCTTTGAGGAATTCGCCGAAGCGCAAGCGTATGCCTTGGCGCGAGCGTTGGTGAACGATCTGTATTCAAAGCTGACAGACGCCAACTACACCAACAACACCATCGTTGTTTCGACTTCGTTCAATCGCGCTTCCGTCGTGGACATTGGTGTCGCGTTGACACAACGCGGCGTGCCATTGGGAATGGGCAATCGCACCATGATCCTGTGGCCGGTCGCATTCGGCAATCTGGTGAAAGACACTACAATCATTCAACCAATTGCGTATCAAAACATTGGGATCATCACCCAACCGACGCAGCCTGATGCATCGTTCATGCTGCCCGTTGATACATTCCAAGTGTACACGGCTCCGAACTTGCCCAGCAACAATGCCAACCTCAATGGATTCGCTGGATCGAAGTCGGCGCTATGTATCGCAACACGCACTCCAAATGATTACACCTCGATTCTTCCGGGCGCATCATTTGGCAACGTGCAAATGGTCACCGATCCGGACATCGGACTGACCGTCATGCAAGTCCAGTATGTGAACCACACACTCGGAACTGCAACCAACCGCATCGCATTGATGTGGGGAACCGCAGCAGGTCAGACCACCGCCGGGCAACTCATTAAGGCTCAAGCTGGTACTGGTTCTGCGCATTAAGTTCGTTAACTCGCTCTCGTACGCTTCGAGAGAGGCGTACGGAGCGAGCTAATGAAGATCGACACCTTTAATGGATGGTTCAAAGGGGTCGGCGATGTCGTCTGCTTCGCGTGGTTAGGCGAAGGGATGCTGCAAGCCGGTCAGGACATTTCGTTTTACGCGCGGGATTGGCGAGCTGACATGATTCGCATGTTTCAGTTGCCGGTCAGCGATGATCCAGCTGGCGCGGTATTAACTCATGAGGCCTACGTTAAAGCGGTCGAAACCAATTCGCCGCTGAGTTACCTGCAATGGATCGCTCATCACCTTGGAGTAACCGCAGCGCCAAAGCGTCCACGGGCCAATCTAAATCCAATGGATCGCGAAATGGGCAGGCGCGATTCAGCGGATGTCTTGATCTTCCCTGATTCTTACTCGGCGGTCCGGGTGTGGCCGAAGAACTATTTCGTGGAGTTAGGACTGACATTGAGAGACGCGGGGTACACCGTGAAATATGTTACTGAACAGCGCGATTATGCGTTTTTCATGCCGTTTCACTGCATCGTTGGGCAGTCATGGCATTACATGGCCGCCGCTATTCAAGCGGCTCGATGCGTGATCGGCAATGACAGTGGCCCAGCGCATCTGGCGGGCACTCTCGGTACTCGCACCATCGCCATTCAGGGCGCGACTACGGAGCGAATATACGAACACATTCCCGAAGTGTTCAGCTACCGAAAGAAATCCCTCCCGTGCGCTGGTTGCCATTGCGTTCGTCCACCGTTCAGGGCTACGTGCGAGATCGGTTGCTTGGAATTGTATCGGACCTTTCCCGAAGAAATTTCGCAGTTTGTTCTGGACATGCTCAACGGAGAAAAGGAAAAAGCGGCATGATCGGATTTGGATTTGGAATGGCTGGCATGGAAGAAAAACTTGAACAGATAACAAGCGAACTCGCCAAGGAACACGAGAGCGTAACCTACATCGAGATCGGTGTGGCGGAAGGAGCAACTCTTACGGCCATAGCGCACACGCTCAAAAAATCCGGCAAACCATGGAGGGCAATAGGGATTGAGTTGCCTAACGGATATTCGTTCGACATGCAGCGCACGATAGACAACTCGATTAGCCGACAGGTCAAACTGGATTTCATTTTGCCTAACGGCAATATTCAACGCCCACAGTGGGAAACTGTCACGGTCTATTTCAGAGATTCCCAAACCTTCCTAGGCGAACTCTGGCAGGATGATATTCAACTCGCGTTGATCGACGGTTGCCACGGTCGCCCTTGCGTGAAACTGGATTTCCTAATGCTTGAAGCATGGATGAAGCCGAGAGCGATGGTGATGTTCCACGATTACAGCGAGGAACAATACGGACATCATCAGCCGCATTGTCCGAGCGGGATCGATGTGCGCGGAGCGGTAGCAGACCTCGGCTTAGCGAACGGAAAACGCGCCGGATGGAAGTTCATTGAAACTATCCCCGCCGACCGATCCAAAGGCGGCTGGGACATGGCAGTGTTCAGAAAGGAATGATTTATGGCTAACTGGGTAATTTTAACCGGCGACAACATTAAACTTCTCGACACCGAAGTCACGATCATGGCGAGCGTGACGCCGCTGCAGGACATTGACACATGCGTGCTTAACGCCTCCAATCGCGTGCGCGGATACATCTCCGGTGGCGGCAACGTCATGGAGCCTGCGCCAGCGGTCCCGCCGGAATGCGTGGATGACGTAATCGCGTTGGCGCGGGCTACCTATCTTGCACAGGAACCTACCGGCACGCTATTGACCAAGATACGCCAAGACGAGCGCGATATTGCGATTGCACACTTACGCGACATTGCCAAGGACATCGCGGCAGTCACACAAGGCGACATGCCAAGTGAGGATCTGTTGTTCGGCAAATGGGGCAGCGCCACCGAAATCCTCATGCGAACAGACACCTCTGATACCGTTCCGCACCCATGAATCTGATTATCGCCGCCGCCGCGCTACCTCCCGCTGAAGCGAGAGCGGTAATTCGTGTCATGTGTCGGCAGGGATCGCCGCAGTTGCGTGGTCTTTCGAACTCGAGGACGCGTTTCAAATCGCATCTGGTCCGGGTACTGAACTTCGCCAAGCACGAGACCTTACGGAAATTGCACCGTTACTATTACTCGCATCGGACGCTGAAAGGTCAGGAACACCCCGGCGCAACGCGGGTCGCGTTTGATCCAGCCGAATTGCGTCAGGATTTGCAATCGATGCTTTACTCTGAGATGCCTGACATGATGAATTCCGCCGCCACTTCCACGGTAGCCAACCTTGGAGCGGAACCGTTTACAATGCCATCACAGGATGTGATGGATTTCATTTCGCGGAGGGCAAGTTTGCTCGAAGGTTTGCCGGACGAACTTTACCAGAGGATTTCGAATGCGCTTTCCCAGGGAATGCTTGCCGGGGAAAACATGTCGCAGTTAACAGACAGGATCACTCAGGAATTTAACGACATCGAATCCGGTCAGGCCGATGTTATCGCCTCAACCGAATCCGCCGCAGCTTTCAATTACGCGACAGACAAAGCAGCCAGATCGGCGGGAGCGACGCATAAACAATGGATTCACGGGTTTAGCAGAGTGCCGCGCTTCGATCACTTGGCGATTAACGGAATAATTGTTCCAATGGATGAACCATATCCGGTCGGAAGTCCGCCTCTGATGTATCCGCATGCTCCAAATGGCAGCCCTGAGGACGTTGTTAATTGCAGTTGCGTTTCAATTCCACTGTTAGGAGACGAAAATGCTTGAAGTCAAAGTCGTAGTGGACTCTCAAACCGCCGCTGCTTTAAGACAGCTAAGCGAAATGGCGAGCGAGATTCCGAGAGCAATACAACGCGGTATGGATAATGCCCTAGCCGTTCTGAAAGACAGGATTATCGGCCAGCGACTCAGCGGGCAAGGCCCATACGATCCATCGGCGCACCGTTTGGGGGCTGTGACCGGCACGCTGAGCGGATCGCTTCAAACCGGATCGATCATTCAGGGTGACAAGGTTCTGGGATATTTGTCATCGGACGTTATATACGCGCCCGTCCACGAATACGGCAAAGTTATCAGCGCGAAGAACGCGCCTTTTCTGGTGTTCAAAGTGCTGGGTCAAACTATCCGCACAAAGCAGGTTACGATACCAGAACGCGCGCCATTCCGCACAGAAGTGGAAGCGCCTCAAACCGCTGAATTGATTTCCACGTCGATCCAAGACGAGATCCAAAATTTGACCAAGTAAGAATGAACGTCTTTTCAAGTTTGCAACAGAAAGTGATCGGGCGCTTGACCGCTACCGGCATCGCTGAATCTCCTTCCCTTGTTCCAGCAAACGGGCAAATCAACTGGATCACGGAAGACATCGGCGATCTGGCGAACATGATTACTAAGACCGTTGGCACGCTGGGAATTATCGGAATCGTTTTGACTCCCGGCGGCGGCAAACTGTTTCGGCCCGGAGTGTTCCCGATTTCTTTCGTATGCCCGATTGAAATCCAGATTCAAGAAAACGTGATCGTAAACAGACGAGACGGTGGAACGCAGATTGCCGCGTTGGATCTGGTTCAGTTCTGCATGTTGCGCCTGCATTTGTGGTCGCCCACCAGCCAGCGGATTACCAGAATCGAAGTGGATGCAACGCCTTACCTGATGGTCACGGAACATCCGCTCTTGGTTTACAACGTCAGATTGAACGCTCAACTAAGCATCACCCATTAAGGAAAACAAAACATGAACACAACAGAGAAAGAAACCGCAACCATGAGACAATACCTAGCAGTCGGCCAAGACGTCATCTTCGTCGGCCCTGACAACAAAGAAAACAAG